CTCGTAAACACAACCAAGCTGCATACGATGATCTTATAGAATTTTGTAAGGTGATGATGCCTGACTTCATCGTGGGCAAACACCACCGCATTTTGGCCGATATGTTGATGGCTATTGAGGCAGGGGACAAGGACAGGGTGTGTGTAAACATCCCTCCGCGGCATGGCAAGTCTCAGCTAGTGTCTATATTTTACCCAGCATGGTTCTTAGGGAGGAACCCAAACAAGAAAGTTATGATGGTATCCCACACCACCGACTTAGCAGTAGACTTCGGGCGAAAAGTACGTAACCTCATATCCTTAGACGCGTACAAGGCTATATTCCCTACGGTAAGCCTAGCTGTGGATTCTAAGTCAGCCGGGCGCTGGAACACCAGCGTAGGGGGCGAATATTACGCCTGTGGTGTGGGATCTGCGTTGGCCGGTCGTGGTGCGGATCTCCTGCTTATTGATGATCCCCACTCTGAGCAAGACGTCATCAACGGTAACTTCTCTGTGTTCGAGAAAGCCTACGAGTGGTATACGTTCGGTGCGCGTACGCGCTTGATGCCGGGGGGTCGTGTGGCTATTATCCAGACTCGTTGGCATATGGATGATTTGACGGGGCGTGTGGTCAAGGACATGACGCAAAACGAGCGCGCTGACCAGTTTGAAGTGGTGGAGTTCCCCGCTATCCTCGAGGTATTGGAGGAGGACAAGGTTGTTGAGAAACCGCTATGGCCGGAGTTCTTCGATCTTGAGGCGCTCCTTCGTACCAAAGCGTCGATGCCTAGCTACCAGTGGAACGCGCAGTATCAGCAGTCCCCCACGGCAGAAGAAGCGGCTATAGTTAAACGAGAGTGGTGGCAGATATGGGGGGCGGAACGTCCTCCCGCCTGTGAGTACTTGATAATGACGTTAGACTCCGCGGCTGAGAAACATAACCGTGCGGATTACACGGCGCTGGCTACGTGGGGGGTGTTCTTTAACGAGGAGACTGACCTGCACAATGTCATATTATTAAACTCCATAAAACAGCGGCTAGAGTTTCCTGAACTTAAAACAATGGCGGTCAAAGAGTTCAATGAATGGGAGCCGGACGCGTTTATTGTGGAGAAGAAAAGTTCTGGTACCGCGTTATACCAAGAGATGCGTAGAATGGGGCTTCCTGTTTCTGAGTTTACCCCTCACAGGGGGTCAGGTGATAAACTTGCCCGGTTAAACTCTGTAGCAGATATAATTGCATCAGGTATAGTATGGGTACCTCCTACACGATGGGCCGAAGAGTTAGTTGACGAGGTAGCGGGTTTTCCGTTCATGCCAAACGATGATTTGGTTGACGTAACAGTTATGGCGCTAATGCGGTTTCGCCAAGGTGGGTTCCTACGCCTACCCTCGGATGAGGCGGAAGAACAGCGGTATTTTAAACAACGGCGTGGTGGTGGGTACTACTAATTAAAGGTAAATATAATGGCGATCGAGAAAGGTTTAGGGCAAGCCCCACTAGGGGTAGACGAGATAGACGACGAAGAGCTTGAAGCAGAGGTTATTGTAGTTGAGCTTGAGGACGACAACGATATAGCAGATCTTATAGAAGAAGCTAGGGAGATGATGTCCTTTGAAGATAACCTAGCAGAAGAACTTGAGGAAGATGCGCTAGAAACCTTATCGGGAGAACTCGTTGGGCTTGTCGAAGCGGATGTTGATAGCCGCAAAGACTGGGCGGACATTTATGTAAAAGGGTTGGATCTAATAGGGTTCAAATACGAAGAACGTACCGAACCTTGGCAGAACGCGTGCGGTGTCCACTCTAATGTGCTAGCCGAAGCAGCTATACGATTCCAAGCCGAAACCATGAGCGAGACGTTCCCCGCTGCCGGCCCAGTGAAGACCAAGATATTGGGCATGGAGACTAAAGAGAAGGAAGAAGCTGCCGAGCGAGTCAGGGCAGATATGAACTACGAACTGACCGAGAATATGGTCGAGTACCGCCCAGAGCACGAGCGTATGTTGTACAGCCTAGGACTTGCGGGTTCTGCCTTCAAGAAGGTGTACTACGACACGACTACCAAGCGACAATGCGCGTTGTACATCCCAGCAGAAGATGTTGTGGTACCTTACGGCGCGTCAAACTTGGAAGGCGCCGAGCGTGTGACTCACATCATGCGCAAGACCAAGAATGAATTACACAAGATGCAGGCTAACGGGTTTTACCGAGACATAGAGTTAGGTGAGCCAGTAGCGTTCCATACTGACATCCAGAAACGCAAAGCGGACGAGGGCGGGTATAGCGTAACCGACGACGATCGGTACGCGTTGTACGAGATCCACGCAAACTTAGTGATAGAAGGTATAGATGACGAGGATGATCTCGCCAAACCCTATGTTGTGACTGTAGAGCTAAATACAGGCAAGGTACTATCTATCTACCGAAATTGGGACGAAGAGGACGATTTAGAGGTTAAACGGGAACATTTTGTCCATTATAGCTATGTTCCGGGGTTTGGGTTCTACGGATTGGGCCTTATCCACATCATTGGGGGCTATGCTAAGGCCGGCACATCACTAATCCGTCAATTAGTTGACGCTGGTACGTTATCTAACCTGCCGGGGGGCTTAAAAGCCCGTGGATTGCGCATTAAAGGTGATGATACGCCGATTGAGCCGGGTGAATGGAAGGATGTAGACGTGCCGTCTGGGGCGATCCGCGACAATATCATGCCGCTGCCCTATAAAGAGCCTAGTCAGACCCTTTTAGCCCTTTTAGAGAAAATAACTAACGAAGGACGTCGTTTAGGCGCTATTTCGGACATGAATATCTCAGATATGTCCGCAAATGCCCCCGTTGGCACGACTCTTGCGCTGCTAGAACGCACTCTCAAGCCGATGGCCGCTGTCCAAGCCCGCGTACATTACGCTATGAAGCAGGAATTTAAGCTCCTGAAAGCGATAATGGCCGAATACGCCCCCACCGAGTACGGGTATTTACCGTTTCGTGGAGAAGTATCCGCACGACAAGCTGACTATGCGATGGTAGACGTCATCCCAGTGAGCGACCCGAACAACACTACAATGGCGCAGCGTGTTGTGCAGTACCAGACCGTGCTCCAGATGTCTGAGAAAGCCCCACAGATATATGACCTGCCGCAGCTCCACCGCCAGATGATAGAAGTGCTAGGGGTCAAGAACGCCGAGAAGATTGTCCCCACCAGAGAAGACGCTACTCCAGTAGACCCAGTGAGCGAAAATATGAACGCGCTTATTGGGAAGCCCATGCGAGCGTTTATCTACCAAGATCACGAAGCGCATATAACTGCACATAAGTCCTTCTTAGAAGACCCTATGGTCGCCCAGATGATAGGACAAAACCCCCAAGCCAAACAGATCATGGCTTCGCTTCAGGCGCACATCGCAGAGCATTTAGGGTTTAGCTATCGCAAACAGATGGAGCAGAAATTAGGTGCTGGGCTACCCCCACCAAATGAACGCCTCCCTGAAGAAGTGGAAGTCAACCTTGCAAGGTTAATAGCCTCCGCAGGTCAACAAGTCACCGCTGAGAACAAGCAGAAACAAGCGCAGCAACAAGCCGCGGAACAACAGAAAGACCCTGTGATCCAAATGCAGCAGCAAGAGCTGAAGATAAAGGAGCAGGAGGTACAACGCAAGATGCAGAAAGATCAAGCAGACGAGCGGCTTAAACAGGCTGAGTTACAACGCAAAACGAACAAAGACCAGATGGATACTATGGTTGACAACGCCCAGATACAGTTAGACGAACGGGAACTAGCGTTAACCGCGCAAAAAGAAGGCGTGCGGTTAAATGCGGACACCCGAAAAGCACAAACCCAGTTAGAACTTGACTTACTTAAACTATCTACCGCGGAAAGGAAAGATAGAGGTAACAACAAATGACCGTGTTTGAAGCCATAAAACGACAGATCATAGCTGACCGAGAGTCAGTAAAAGAATTTCTTGCTGCCGGGGGAGCTAAAGACTACTCCGAGTATCGAGAGATCGCAGGAAAAATACGAGCGTACGATGCCTGCGTAATCCACATCGAAGACCTCGAGAAACACTACTTGGAAGATGATGACAATGAGTAAAACAGAACCAGTACAACAACTTGTGGTACCTGCACACGTCCAGAAAGCCCGGGACGAAGCAACTTTTGAGGCGCAGCTACCCAAACCTGTAGGTTACAGACTATTAGTAGCCCTGCCTGACATAGAAGCGGAGTACGAGGGCGGTATTTTAAAGACCGACAGCGTACAGAAACGAGAGTATATAATGTCTATTATGGGTATTGTGCTCGATATGGGCGAACAAGCCTACGCGGATAAAGACCGTTTTGGGGGTGAACCGTGGTGCAAAGTAGGGGATTACGTAATGTTTCGTATGAACACTGGCACACGTTTTACAGTGAGTGGTAAAGAATACCGGTTAATGAACGATGATTCCATCGAGGCAGTTATCGCTGATCCTCGTGGCATCACACACGCGTAGGGGTGAGTTATGGGATTTAGAGAGATTGGTTTGGATTCGTCTGACGACGAACATGAAGATTTTGATTTGGAAGCGTCTAGTGCAGTGGAGATAGACCTTACTGGCAAAAAGACCGCGGACGACTACAGAGACGAGGCTGAGACTGACGTTGAGGTCGAGTTGGAGGCCGAAGTTGCGGGCGACACCGAGGACGCCCCTGCTGAAGAGAGTGAGGAAGATGTCACCGATAGTGACTTATCACACTATTCAAAAAGCGTGCGTAAGCGTATCGCGCAATTAACTAAAAAGCACAAGCAAGAGTCTTCCGCTAAGGAGCAGGCGCTAAACGCGAAGCTCGAAGCAGAAGAGCTGGCGAAAAATTTGTTGGTTGAGAACCGACGACTAAAAGGTGACGTCAACAAGAATCAGTCAGCTCTGATAGAACAAGCTAAACAAAACATCGCAACTGAAGTAAACAAGGCGCGGCAAGAGTACAAAGACGCCTACGACGCGGGCGACGCAGATAAGATTTTGGACGCGCAGGAGAAGTTAACAACTGCTAACGCTAAGTCGGAAAGGCTTGAAAGGTTTAAACCCGCCCCTTTACAGGAGGAGCAGGAAGATGTAACAATACCCCCAGCACAAGACCCAGCAACGCTGGTAGACGACAAAGCTCTGGATTGGAGTAAACGCAATCCTTGGTTTGGAGATACCGACGAAACTGAAATGACTTATTTTGCTAGGGGAGTGCATGATAGATTAGTTAGACAAGGTGTAGACCAAACGAGCGACGCGTACTACAAGGCCATAGATGACCGTATGCGCGAAGTTTTTCCTGATAAGTTTGAGGACAGTCCAGCAAAACGAACACCCAAACGTAGCAATGTTGTCGCGCCAAACACACGCAGTGTGGCGAGCAGAACTATCAAGTTAAAGGCATCAGAGCAACGAATAGCAGACAAACTGGGCATATCCTACGAACAATACGCACGTGAAGTCTCACGATTACAGAGGAATTAAGACATGGCTGAGAATAGAGTCAAACGAGAAAGTACTACCCGTGAAGAAACCGTTAACAAGAAAAGTTGGCGGCTACCGTCTCTTCTGGCATACCCAGATCCAGAGCCGGGTTACAGGTTCTACTACGTTAGAATAGCTACTTTAGGTATTACTGACGCGACAAATATTAACTCGAAACTTGATGAAGGCTGGATTCCTTGTAAGGCAGAAGATTACCCTTCTTTAGTGCACACTGTTGAAGATAATCCTAGATTCCCAGATAACATCGTTACTAAAGGCTTAATGCTATGCAAGATGCCCGAGGAAATGGTGGAGCAGCGGGATCAGCATTATCAGGCTCAGACTGACGGTAGTATGGCGTCAGTTGATGGTCACTTTATGAGGGAAAACGACCCCCGCGCCCCACTGTTCACTGAGCGCAAAAGCTCGGTATCCTTTGGCAAAGGCGTATAACTTAATTTTAGAGGAATGTGAAGATGGCTAATATAGCTTCAGCAACTGGCCTCAAACCCGTCAATTTAGTTGGCGGAGGCCCATTTCAGGGCGGAACGATTCGTATGTTCCCTCTGTTCACCAACGCAGCAACCGGTTTTTTCAACGGCCAAATCATTTTGATTGGCGCTAATGGACAACCGCTTGCCGCATCAGTA